GTTGATTTAGTATTTCTATCTGAGAATACTGCACCTTCTACTGGAAGCTTACAACCATATAGAGAGTTATCTCCTTTAAACTGGAACTTTAAGGAACCAATATCATGTTTATCTACACCAATATAAATTGGAGTAAATCCTCCAGGGTTATTCATACCCCAGAATGATGGGATGTTTGGTCCAATTTTTACACCACCCCAAACCTCATTGATCCAAATCCAATCTATATGCTCACCATAGATTATATTATCTCTAGTTTTATTTTTATAGATCCTAGTATCGTAAATAGGTTTATCAGTTATTTTATATTCTTCTGTAATAATCTCTGTAGTTACTTCACCTGTCTCAGATACTTTAGTAAGATGACCTACTTTCTTCTGAGATTTCCAGTAAGCTGTTGTTACTCTAAGTAGATAAGCTGTACCCTGATCAAAGTAGTCTTCTCCTTCTGCTAAGATTTGTGTGATGATATCTGATCCATCCAATACATTTCCTGCCATAAAAGAAGTATACTGACGGTATGCTAATGAAGGCATGTTAGTATTCCAGTCATGGCTCTTAGTTCCATCATAGAATGTTCCATCATTCTGAAGACCTCCAATATTATATGCAGCAGATCTAATAGGATAAATAGATTCTAATCCTCTTAGTTCTTCCTCTGTCATTAGATAACCATACTTATCAATAACATCAGATACTGTCATCATATCTGTTTTACCACACCAGTTAGCTTGAGATATGTATCTTCTATCTGGAGACTTATGGTAGAAACAAATAACTGGATTCCAAAGTTCTACATCATAGTCATCCTCCATCATGCGGAAGTGCCAGAATTCTCTATCTGTAATGAGCATGTCACGGAAACCTCTTTCCTCTAACTCATCCATAGCAAATCTTTCTACATCTACATTATGTTGATGACTAGCCCACTGCTCTATCATAGAACGGTAACTCTTTTGAAAGAATTGTTCTATCTCAGGTAATGACTTGATATTTTCAGGAGACATCTGCTGTTGAGCCTCTTCTGAATTCATGTCCATTCCTTGTTCTGCTAAAGCTGCAAGAATTTTTGTTTGAGCATCTGCAATAAGAGTTTCTTCTACCATCTTACGTTTCTGCTCCATCATCTCATTATATGAGTACTCATCTACAGCACGATATGTAAGTTTAGTATTTCTTTTTGCAAATTCACCTACTAGAACATTAATAACATTTGGGATAATGGGATAGAACTTAAGTTCTAAAGCTGAACTATCTTCTTTAGTAAGTAGTTCAACAATATCTCTATACTCATTATTCTCTTCTACAATGTAATCTGTTCTATCAATAATCCCTTTAGCTAGTTTGTAATTTTTCATTAGTCTCCTAGCATTTCTACGGATTTGTTTTAATCCTTGCCATTCTAACCAATCTAAATTCCAAGCTGCCCACTGATCATCTTTTTGGTCCTTAGCTAAAAATTGAAGAGGTTGGGTAACACTACCTAAACGGTTGTGCTCCACTTTAGCACCTTTCTTCATTTGCATTGCATTATATACCTGCATAGCTCTTATTTAATATTTTTGAATGGTGATCTTTTAAGTCCTTGTGAATTAAAAGAATGAGATTGCCCCATATGACGGAACATGCTCTTATTTAATTTATACAAATTTTCTGACTTTTGCAAGTTTTTAACTGCATCATCTACAACTTCTCTACGTAAATATCCTCTATTTGACTCCTGAATCTTCATAAAAGATACAAGTGAAGCAAAAGCAACAAGCCGGTCAACGTTGAGACCATCTGTATATTCTTGCATTTCTTTAAGTAACATTGGGTCAGGAATTCTTTCTATTCCATATGTGGTTTTAACAATTGTACCATCTGGTTTAGTTTCTACATCTAATTCTTCTTTAGTGTATTCAATAGCATAACTTAATAAGTGAGCCTTAAATAATGTACCTGTGTTTTTCCAGCCATACTCCTGATAAACATTTGCATTAGCACCAATATCTTTTAAGAATAAAATTTGACTTTTAGGTACAAGATACTTTTGCTTTCTTCTAGAAATCATGTATTGAATAAATAATGATATGTTATTCTCTACAAGTGTCCAGGCATTGTACCACTCTATAATAAGTTCTAGTCTCTGATGTGTTTTATTAATATCATCAAATCTACCGCACCAAGCAGCTACTATTTTACTCTGTTCAATATAAGTTTCAACCCCGTCTATATGTTTATTTTTTACTTCAACTGGAGCTTTCATTATGTATATTGAACATAGTGATTCTGAGGTAGTTGTCTTCCCCTCAGACACGGGGTCAATAGATGCATAGTATGTTAAAAATTCTGGATCTTTAACTGGACGTTCCCATACTACTAATGTACCTGTCTTATCTTCAGTTTTCTTAGATATAGGAAATTCAGATACAGGAAGTTTATTTGTAGACTTTACAGCAGGCTTTCCATTTTCATCTGCATATATATCTAAAAACTCATAAGCATATTCTTTATCATCAATTCTTCTTTGTTGTGCAGAGACTAAATGTGTAGGGAATACAGATACTGTTCTATTTGCAAAAGCTTCTTTAATGTTTCTTGGATGCTGAGAAATACGGAGCTGGTATGTTTCTGGATCAAGATCCTTTTTCCATTTCTCAAATTGTTCATCCAAAGCATTTAATGCTTCTTCTACAAGTGAATTACCATGCTTATCTACATAGGGTGGCATTGACCATTGTTCAGGAATAAACAATCCAGATAAACCGATAGTCCCTTTATCATCTATTAGATTTGTTTCTACAGCATAGATGTCATTATCTGAGGGTCTCTCAATCATATTTTTGAGAGGATTACACTGAGATAAATCACCCACTGATCCTGCAGCAATAAACATCCCTGTAGTAACAAGTCCTGATCTCATGGCAGGACGCATGTACTCATATGTTTTATCCATCTTAGGAGCAATCCCTGCTTCCTCATGGAAAAAGTATTTAACTGGACCCCCTACACCATTTGTTGGATCTTTCTCAAATGACATACCTTGTATGGTACCTTTGAGACCAACTTCATTTTTTCTATCTCCCTTTCTTACCTCAATCTTCTGTTGCCACATCATGACTTTACTTGGATTCATTGGACGGTACCAAGCAGTATGTTCATTTAAGAATGCTGCATACTCATCTAAGAATTTCCATGAACCCTTCTCATTTATGTAGTCTTTAAGACTAGCACCAATTTTAAGAGTAACCCCTGCCTCAAACCATTGTTGGTTAATAAGTTTGGCCATATGGTAGTAAGAGGATGCTATCTGACGTTTCTTAAGAATAGCAACATGTTTATAGTTTAGTTCTGCTAATAGTTCATATAATGCCATATGATACTGAGCATCTCTAATATCAGCAAAACCAAATGCCTGTATCTCCTTGTTAAAGATAGGCAAGAAGTTAAGCCACATATAATATTCTCTAGTTACAAACCAAGCTATATCTCCGTCCTTTACAATTATACCTTTTCTACATTTAGCCTTTTGGTCATCCCAATAAGCTATGTAGTCTTTTGATCTAAAGGGAGCTGTACAGTATATTCCATCTTTCCTAAACTTATTTGACTCAGATATAAATATGTCATAGGTAAGTTCATTGAATTGGTACTGACCAGGTTCCTTGAATAATTCAAGGATGAAATTACTGAAGTCCTCTCTTGACTCAAAACTTGTGGTTGTCCACTTTCCGTTTTCATAAGTTGGTATGTCTTGATAAATCTCACTCATTACATGTCATATGCTAATCCCTGACCACCTCTAACTTTACTTTGTTGCTCTTCTTGAAGATCTTTGTAAGCACCTTTAAAAGATGCTCTGATAGCTTCATAGTTTTTAGCAGCAGCCACAAGAGAATTAATATTACCATCCCGCCCGTGCGTGATAGGTGAAGTTTCCATATAGTATGCTAATCTATCTAACATGGTTGCAATACCTTTATAAGCTCTAGATGTAGGTGTTTCATACATTCTTTGACAAAACTGTAGAGCTACAAATACTGTATCTTCCTCTGTAGAAAACTCCGCTTCTATTTCTTTTAGAATTAAATACTCTTTATCTTTTTCTGGAGTAAAGAAAAATGGATTCATATCTGGGTTTGGACAACACATATAGAATAAATACATGTATACTTTTAAGTATTCATCAGGATATTCATCCATTACATCTTTAAGTGCTTTCAGAGTGTAGCAATGTTCTGTAGGAACAACTACACCATTCTGTACGTCAAATAGTCTAGCAAACATTTTACTTCTTTTTAATAAAGGTAGGGTTTTCTTTCATATGATTCATAACAGCTATAACCTCCTCATATAAGTAAGGAACCTTAATTGGTTTTACTTCTTTTACTATAGGTTCACCATTAGCATCCTTTTTAGCAATTGGGTACCCCCATTGATCCATACCTTCTACTTCAAAAACTATGTGATGAATATAAATGCTACCTGGTAATAGTTTAGGATTATGCTTAAGTATTATGTACATATAGATACTTAACTGTAAAGCATAGTGATTAAAGTTACAATCCTCTAAATTAGAAACTGGATGGAGCATCTTCTCTGAGATTCCTTCCCAGTTCTTGAATGACTCCATCTTTATTTCTTTGTTAGTTTTATAATCAATAATATTTACTCTACCATTTACAACCTCTACTAAATCTGACTGACCACAAATACCAGCAGACTTTAGATATACCATATGTTCAGGATATACTCCAGCCTCTAACTTTTGGGTAGGTGCATATTTTATACCATCCTTTAAAGGAACCGGTGCAAAAACAGGAACTGTAACATTCTCTCTTTCTATTGAAGCTAGAGAACATAAATCTGCCTCACGCTGATTATGATAAAAAGTACCAAGGTCAGTAGCTCTCTTAGCTTCATTACTCCAAATGTCTTGAATGATTTTAGGATCTACTCCAAACCATTTAGAACCTTGTTTTTTAGAAACTTTTTCTGCAGTCTTTTTAGCATCAAATGGTTTCTTTAGTGAACTAATAACTGTAGTAACACTATACCAAGTTATGTCTTGTTCTTGATCAATACTTTTGTAAGAGTGATCTGTTGCGTTAAATAGTATACTCATAGTTGATCTAGTTTATCTTCTTCTTCTTCAGTTGCAATTGCTTCCCATTTAGATAGGGGGCAATCTGATGAAAGAGATCTGGTTTTAAATGTTAAAGAGCAACCACATTCATTACAACATGGTGCAGTGCCAGGAACAGCACAATCTGAACCTTTACTTGTACAGTTGTTACAAAGTTGCATTCTATGTCTTGCAATCTCTTCTACAACTTCATCTCTAATAACTGCATTGGTGATACCTTCTATAATCTTAGTCCGGTTCTCCCATATTTTTTTTAATGTACTCATCTTTTATTTTTTGAACTTCTTCTTTTTTCTTTTCTTCTAAGTTGATCATTATATCTAGTTTCTCAAGACACTCTACTTTTTCTTCAAGCATTTTCTTATTATAATATGCACTGAAAGTAGATGTGTCATGAGACTCTAAATATTTTTTATACCGGGGAATAGATTTTCTGACTAAACCTGGCTTTGCTACAAATTGACCTAATCCTTCTACATTTATTCTTGGATGGGCTAGTCCAGTTAAATTACTTCTTACTTCTTTGTAATAGAACTGTACAAGATCCTCTATTAAATCTGAGGGCAGATTTAAATCATCTGCCACCTCAGTATATAATTGATTTGACTTCTTTGGAATCATCTACCTAATATTTTATAATCTAGTAAAATACTTCCTTCAGTCTGAATCTTCATGTCAGGATTAATTTGAACTATCTTTTTGTTTGTAGGATCTTTTACTACTAATATGTTTTTCTCACATTTATTAATACAGTTCCTTACAGTTTGCTCTGACTTAAATATTTTATGTTCATCAGAAGCTTCATAACAAAAATGTGTAAGTTCAATAGGTCCAAGCTCACTAAGTAAAGTCAGGCACTCTAGATCAGAGTCACTCAACATTATATGATTTATATAACAATGAGTAAGTATCTGATACTTTATGACATCCTTTTTAGACATCACAACTTTTTTTTGTACCTGATTAACTAATGCCATTACTGTTTCTTTAACTTTCTAACATTCTGTTCTTCCTGTACTTCATTTGGAGTAGGGAATGGATACTTTTCATTATCTCCTTCTTCTTGTTCAGCTTCTTGCTGAGCCTGAGCCATCATTGCAAACTGCATCTGAATGTTAGTTCTCTTAAATCTTACCTCATCAATTTTCATTAGCATTTCTTCATAGTTATGCTGTGCCTCTAAATAAGGCATTGAATCTTTGTAGAACTGTAGCATTTCCTTTCTTTTTGCATCTAGTTCTTCTTGAGTCATTACTCTTTCTTCATGTAAATTTTCCATCTTTATACTTTTTTAGTTTATACAAATATACTATAAAAGTTTAAATGAATTTTATGTACAAAAAAAATCCAGATACGTATGTACCTGGATTAGCATAGTTTAATAGAGTGGTCTATCTATTTTTGATTGTAAAGTTTAGAATGGTAAACATATAGAACTCTCTTGATACATCTGCTTCTATAACTAGAAAGTCTACTGCTCCTAGTCTGAGCCTAATAGCAAACTTATCCCAAAGTTTATTTTTTGATTTCCAACCGTTTCTTACTTTCATCTTTTTACTTATATGGTAAATAAGCAGTTCCCTTAGCTGACTTAACTGCTTTTAGAATTTGTTTACGTTGTTTACCTGTAGACTCATAAGATACATGAACCCAATCAGGATTAGTATCAGTTCCAAACTCCCAAATCAATTGGTCAAAACTAAGATTGTCTTTGATGTAGTTAAAGATTTGAGCATTAGTTACTGATGTACCATCCATGTCAATATCAATTGCTTCACCTGAACAATGCTGTGATGTCAAACTCCCGCCAATAGCAGTATTTAAAGCTTTGCTTCTGTACCCTGATGATATATGAATAGGAACTCCAAAGTGTTCTCTAATTGGTTGAAATACTTTCTCAGCTAATAACTTGAAGTTTTCAATATGCTCTGGTGTAGGCATATTGCTAATACCTCTTCTTTTAGCTGTTTCACTTCTTGTTACTTCTACTAATGCTAAATTTTTACTTAACTGCATATTAGTTATTTTTCATTTGGATTTTAACAAGCTCCTGTACCACGTCAGATAATTCTCCAACTTTAGTTGCCATGTTCTTGATCTCTTGTTGAGTTGTCTCTTGAATCAACTGATACTTAAGACGGTGTTCTTGCTCTAGAAGTTCAATCTTACCTTTAAGCTTTCCTTGTTCTTCAAAATGTCTATGACTATCATCAGAAAGTTGTTTGATATCTTTAATGATTGTAGTATAAGCTGTTCTAGCAAAAAAGCCTATAAGTCCTAATACTGAGGCTGCTACAAAAAGAATGACTGTAGTGTCCATGTTTTTTACAAATAAATATAATATAATATAAGTAAAAATACGTACTTATCCTAATCTTCTGACTGTTTTTATTTAAGAACTGTAAGCTGAGATAAAGCTGCTGTTACTCCTCCTACAGCTACTAGATAGCCGCTAGCAGTAACTAAAGCTGCAGGTAAAGCTACAGGAGCTGCAATTATAGCTGCACCTAATGCACCTGCTACAATACCTATACGTTGTACTTTCTTCCAAAATGTAGGAGTCTTAGCATTCCATCTGTCTTTAAGTGTTTTCATAGTTAAGGGTTAAATTCTACTGAATTGTATTGTGCTTTTAATGT